TTAGTTTCAGGAGAAGTAGTTATTACTCTTACTGCTACAAATGAATATACTCCTTACTATTATCAATATCCAAGTAACCCATCTTGGGCAGTCAATTCTGGTGGTACAACTTATCAAAATCAAACACCATCTACAGTTACTAGAACAACTAAATCAGGGTCTTTTTATGGTATCAATACTGCTAGTATTACAGTAGCAGGATATAATGCATTAGCTCTTGGAAATCAAGTTGGGTTGACTTTTACTACTAATCAATCTAATAATGATGCTTTTGAAAATTTAGATTTAGGTGAAATTGAAGTAGGTCAAACTACTTCAGGTTTAGCAAATTCTCAAAATGCAATTTTTTCTGTTCAACACAATACAGGTACTGATGCTGACCCTGTGATGTTTACTTCAACACAAGGTTTTAGGGCAAATGATACTGGTGATTATTTAAATATTTTACAACTATTAACAAGAGAATTTTTACAATTACAAACAGAACCTTTAGAAATACTACAAGCAGATGTATTTAGTTCAGATATATCGCCTATTAAAAATTTAAAATATTCAATAAATAATGATGGTGTATTTAAGTACTATCAATTTTTAGGAGGTACATTTAAAGCTCAAAGTGAAACAATGAGCGGTGAATGGTTTAAAATAAGTACAAGTGCTAGTGTTACAGTAGGTAGTCCTGATGGTATAAATGCAGGTAGAGCTATGTCACCTTCTTCGTTAGGTGTATTAAGTTCAGGTGAAAATATTAATAGTAAGATAATATTAAATCAAATAAACGAAAACAGTTTAGGTACAACAAACGCAGCGATACAATCAGGTACAGCTACTACACAAATTACATTAGTAGATAATACTAGGGCTAAAATATATAGTGGTCAAAAAATACAAATCACTTATGCTGATGGTTCAAACTCTCTTACATTAACAGCTTCTAGTGATGTTGCAACAAGCTCAAAACAAATACCTGTAACTTCATTTACTCCTGAATTAGATTATCCATTAGGCTGTATAGTTAGCCCTTTAGTTTACGACCTAACCAATGTAATTACAGGAGGCGGTGGAGGTAGCACGAGTCCAGGAGGATCAGATACACAGGTTCAGTTTAATGATGGAGGGTCTTTTGGTGGTACTGATTTAATGACTATCGGTACAGATAAAGTTACATTTACAGGTAATGTTGAAATACAAGGCTCAAATGAAAAAATAAAGTTAAATAGTGGTGGGGATATTATTTTTGATGATGATGTAAACGGAGGGTCAGGAAGTGGAGGTATATTGTACAGAGATTCAGGAGGGGGCTTAAAATTTGCTTTTGTAATTCATCCAACTAATATAGTTACAATATGTAACAGAGCCTCAAATGGCGAAGTACAAATTAGAGCAAACACATCATCAGCAGGAGCAGCGGGTGAGTTAACTATAGCGACATTTAAAGATACGTCTGTTGACTTTTTAAATGGAGCTGAACTAAGAGGAACGAACATAGGTAACATATTTGACACAGCAGCTTATTTAACGCCTATTGATTTTAGCATTAGTAATAATACAGGTTTAGCACCATATACTAAAGATACTTCGGATGGAGCAACAGCAGCAATAAATTCTGCAACTTCATCAATGTTTGCCTCTTTTCAAATACCAATCGGTTATGAGGCTACTCACGTTCAAGTAAATGGAAATTCAAGTTCATCAACTTTCAATGTTTATGTTTGTAATATATCTGATGCTACAGTTTCAGCCTTAACAAGTTCTCCAAGTGTTGGAACAAATCAAGCATTATCATCAGCTCAATCAGGTTTACTTGGTAGATATTTAAGTATAGAATTTACTCCAGGAGCTACTAATAGAACAATCTATGGAGCTAAAATAACATTATCAAGATTATAAATAGGGAGATTGATTGTAGTGTATCTTTTTGCTACCTTTTCGATAGACTACTTTCACTCCCTTTATTTAAAACAAAATAATAAAACTAAAAATGCAAGTTACAATAGGAATAATAGAGGTAATAATATCAGTTATTGTATTGTTATCTACTGGTGTTGGAGTATGGACTAATCTTCAAACTAAGGTAACTAAACTTTCTTCTAGGGTATATCACTTAGAGCAATCTGATAACGAATTAAAGATTATCTTAGCAGATATATCGACTAAATTACACAAGATAGAATTATTGTTAGCTGCTAATCAAATTAAAGAGAAGTGACTAAAGAAATACAAGACCAAACTTTTGTTATTAGTGTAAGAAACTTTATTGCTATAGGTGCGGCTAGTTTATTACTTGTTGGAGAGTATTTAGTTTTACAAAACGATATTAATGAAGCTAAGAGTTTACCTAAAACCGAAGTAAGTAAAATAGAATTTGACTTTACTAATAAGAAGTTGCAATATCAAATTGATGCTTTAAAAGAAGAATTAGAATCACTAAAAAAGTAGTATAAATGAGACTAAGTAAAAATTTTGTGTTATCGGAAATTACTAGAAGTAACACAGCCAAAAGACTTGGAATAGATAATGAGCCAACAAAAAAAGACTTGGAAAATATCCAAAGACTTATTACAAATATTTTACAGCCTCTTCGCAACCATCTTGGTCCTATCAGGATTAGTAGTGGTTATCGCAACAAGGAACTCAATCGTGCTATTGGTGGAAGCAATAAGTCACAGCACAGCAAAGGTGAGGCACTTGATATACAATTTTGGAAAGATGGTCAAATGTGTAATAAAAAAGTTTACGACTGGATTATAGATAATGCAGTTGAGTTTGACCAAATGATAAATGAATTTGACTTTTCTTGGATTCACATATCTCTTAAAAAATCTAAAAACAGACGAGAAGTATTAGAGGCTTACAAAGATAAGGATGGAGACACACAATACAGATACGCACCTGATATAATTACATTATGATAAAAAATATTCTTAAAAGTTTAGTAGGACAAGCTTCTACTATTATAGACGATGTAGTAACAACTGACGAAGAACGTTTAAAACTTAAAAATGAGTTTGAGAAAGTTATACAAGACCACGAAAAGGAAATGTTTGCTCTTGAGGTTCAAGACAGAAGTAGTGCTAGAACAATGTTTATGGACGATAGCTTTATACAAAAGATATTGGCTATCATTTTTACTTGTGCTTATTTTCTTATATCTTACTTTATGTTCAAGTGTTTTATAACAAATACTTTAGAGCTTTCAGATTACGAAATAGGTTTTATTAGCACAGTATTTGGTGCTATGTCAAGCAAAGTAAATACCATTATTGATTTCTTCTTTGGTGGTTCATCAAAATCTAAATAGTGCCTTGGCTTCCTAAAGGCAGAGATAGACGCTCTAAGGCTGAAAAAAATAGGTCTTGGGGTGGAGATACTTCGTTCTATAGAAAATACGCTTGGAGGAAGCTAAGAAAGGTTGTATTAGACAAGAACCCTTTGTGCGTTTATTGTTTAAATAATGATATGGTTAAACCTGCTGATGTAGTCGACCACATTGTACCTATCAAACAAGGTGGAGCTGAGTTAGACGAATCTAATTTACAAGGATTGTGTCACAGTTGCCACAATAAAAAGACTTATTATGAAAATAGACAAAAATAGATATAGGAGTAAATATGAAGAAGATGTTTGTTCTAAATTGCGTAAAAGTAAAATCCCTTTTGAGTATGAAACTATTAATCTTTACTACGAGATTTCCGAACAGCGAAAATATATACCTGATATTATACTCCCAAACGGAATTGTTATTGAATTAAAGGGAAGGTTTACCTCTAAGGATCGGAAGAAGATGTTACTGGTAATAGAGCAACACCCTGAATTAGATATACGAATGGTCTTTATGAGACCTAACAATAAGTTAAATAAGAATAGTCGCACAACTTATGCCCAATGGTGCGATAAGAATAATATAAAGTGGGCTAACAAATATATACCGACAGAATGGATAAGAGAGACAAGAAAACACCCGAAGAGATAGCTGAAGAAATCTTTGGAAATTGGATAGTGGATTCTACAGAAGAAGAGCAAGGAGAGGACGGCTAGTCCTCTTTTTCTTTTCCTAAATTTTCTATCTCTAGGTCAAGCATCTTTCTGTTGTGGTTACCACTATCAATAGGCTTAGTCATATTCCACTCGTATTGAAACGGCTTACTTTCCTCAAGCTCGATTAACTTTTGTAAATACACAGCTAAATCCATCGCTTCTTCTTGAGCGTGTTTAAGCCAATCTAACTTACTTAAATCTTCTCGCTCCATCGTAGTGCCATATTTCTTTTTGCCCACGTCAGAACGCTTTAAAATCTTAAAACAAACTTGTTCTTCTATACTACTCATAATCTCTTTGGTTAAAACTTTCCACTTACAGTTCCGTTTGGCTTCTTTATAATACCTCCAAATCCATTATTCTCCTTTACACGATCCATATGCTCATCGCAACAAATCGCTTCGGGACTAACTACCTTATCATCAACTACCTTAATTGAATAACTTGATAGCTCTTTAACTTCTTCGCACTTATTACATTTAAACTTTGCCATAACACTCGCTAATTTACAAAAAAAAAGGACATCTACAAGTAGACATCCTCTTTCCATTTTTAACCAAAAAACTTACTAATTATGCAAAAAAATCGTAAGAATGGTCAAATATACAAAACTTTTCCTTTATCATATTCTAAAAAAGTAACATACTTATAAACAAAACTTTTCCTACCAAAGTCAGTAGATTCGGGCATTGTCCTCCAAAACCAGTTACTTATTTTAGTTTTGTTTAAATTAAATACTAATACAGAATCACAATCAAAGAAATTAATGTACAATCCTTGAGCTGCTTTTTCATTTTTAGTCTTTCTTAATATCCTTTCGTACTTGTGCATCTCTAGTATTAATCCTTCAGGATATTTACTCTTAGCTGTATCTAAAGTAAAATTTCTTTGCTTCATCTCGCAATAGAACTTCCTTGCATCCCACTCGTAGGTAAAATCCCAAAAATCATACTTTCCCCCTGAAGGGACACAATTAATTTTATACTTACTAGCGAATCGGTCTAACAAGTTTAGTTCTTTTTCAGTCACTTTTATTTAATTTAGTTAATATATCTAACTCTTGCTTGAGTTCTATAACAGCATTAGCCATCTCCATTTCATTGGCATTGGCTAAAAACTTTTCTCTTTTATAAGCCATCATTTGTGTGTGTACCCAAGTAAATGCTAACGCACTTTCCTCGAACACCTTTAATCTAGGCTTTAACTTCTCA